ATGTTGACCACACTCGCTCATCGTTTTTGGCGCTTTTTTGATGGAGACTTTGAAGCAAGGATTGACCTGCAATGTGCCATGGCGCGACGCCTCCTTGACAAGAAAGGCAATGCACGGATGGATGCCTTTCAGCAATGCCGCGATGAGATTAATGTACGAAGCTTTATATGCGCCATTGGGCTTCTCATCTCAATTGGAATGGTCATCGTGTTGATGATGCTGACGCGGTGATGGACCCGTTAGCTTACTACCGCGACCTCCTGGCGAAGTACGGGCCGACCTATCAGGCGGTGGATGCAGGGAGCGAGTATACGCACGGGTTACGGCTAAAAATACTCAGCGAGATTATAAAAGAAGCAGGAGTGACAATCTTAGATGTGGGTTGTGGCCTTGGAGATTTAGTGAATTACGCTGGCGCGGGCGGTACATATCGCGGCATTGATGTCATTCCTGAAATGATCGACGCGGCGCGGCTGAAATATCCTTGTTACAGCTTTGAGGTTGGCGACATCGCGAACCCGAAGCCTGAATGGAAAGCCGATTATGTAGTAGCGAGCGGGCTGTTTCAGTTTCCCTGTCCTTGGCTCACCATTCTTTTGACCATGTATGGATTGTGTCGAAAAGGGGTAGCGGTGAATTTCCTGAGGCGTGGCGCGAAGGCTGAACTCACCGTCTCACTAGAGGGAGTCGCCTACGAAGCTGAACAAATATCTCCCTACTTCACCATCCGCGCCGACTATCTGCCCAACGATTTCACGCTCTATTTGTGGAAGGAAAGGCCAACATGAGAACCTGTTACATTATTGCCGAAGCTGGAAGCTGTCACGACGGCTCGCTGTCACGCGCTGTTACGTTAATCCAAATTGCGGCGGACGCAGGGGCCAACGCTGTAAAGTTTCAGTATTGGTCAGACTCGCACGCCTTAGCCTTAGCGCGGCATGACGAGAATCTGGCCTCGTTTTACGAGCCATACCGCATGCTAAAAGGCTGGCTTGACCACCTATCGGCAGAAGCCAAGCACCTCGGCTTGGACTTCCTCTGCACTTGCTATCTCACCCAGGACATTCCCACCATCGCGCCCTATGTGGACAGGTTCAAGATCGCCTCGCCCGATGCGCTGAATGAGCCGTTCATTACCGCGCACCGGCGCTATGAAAAGGAAATTATCGTGAGCGTCGGGATGCTGACGGAACTGGAACTGTACGACGTGCCCACCGAATACACGCGGCTGCATTGTGTGTCGGCGTATCCATGCCCACTGGAGCAAGTGAACCTCGGAGCCATCCGGCAGTATGAGTTGGACGGCTTCTCTGATCACACCGGCGACCCCTGCATGGGAGCCTGGGCGTACTTGGCTGGAGCGAATGTGATCGAAGCGCATATTCGCGCTGACGATACGAAGAAAAGCAACCCCGACTATCCCCATGCCCTGTCGCCGACCTTGTTCAACGCCTATGTCGCCAACGTGCGACAGGCACAGGAAGCGTGGGGCAGTGGCGACAAGGTGACGCAACCAGCGGAAGCGGCAACACGAAAGTACATGGCATGAGGCTCCTAATTTCTGGCGGCACTGGCTCACTTGGCCTAGCGCTCACGCGGCATTTCGTCGGCTCGGTGGAGCGGCTGGTGGTCTTTAGCCGCGACGAGCACAAGCAGGCGCGGATGCACGCGAGCTATCCAGATCATCCCGCCAACCTGCGCTTCCTGTTAGGCGATGTGCGGGATAGGGAAGCGTTGGTTCACACCATGCACGGCTGCGACACCGTGATTCATGCGGCGGCCCTCAAGCGCGTGGACAACATCTCCTGCCAGCCGATTGAGATTAAAAAGACCAATGTGGACGGGACGCAGAACGTGCTGGAAGCCGCACTGGAAGCAGGGGTCAAGAAGGTCCTGTTGGTGTCCACCGACAAGGCCGTGATGCCGGAGAACATCTACGGGGCGACCAAAATGATGGCCGAACAGTTGACCACGCAGTTTAATGCCATCAGCTATCCGCGAGGGATGCGCTGTAGCGTGGTGCGATTTGGGAATCTCTGGCATTCGCACGGCAGCGTGATTGATGTCTGGATGGAGGCAGCGCAGGCTGGCAAGGACTTGCCGATCACCGACCTCCAAATGACGCGCTTTGTCATGACGATGGGGCAGGCGTGTACCTTTATTGCGCAGGCCCTTGACGACATGGAGGGGGGGGAAATCTTTGTCCCGCAGTTGCCCACCATGCGGCTCGTGGACTTGGGTAAAGCCATTATTGCCGTGTACGCAACCGCCCCCTGTACCTTAGTGCCAATGGGCCTGCGCCCTGGTGGGGAAAAGGTGCATGAACGGATGCTCTCGGATGACGAGCCGAAACGGACGCTCACTTGTAAGAGCCGTTTTACTATTATGCCCTCTCATCGGACATGGAGCGATGTGCCGTATCGAGAAGTAGGGATGATCCAAACATCCTTCCGTGCTATCGCTCCATTTACGAGCGAAGATGCGCCACGCCTCTCCATCGAAGAATTGGCCCTACTGCTCAAAACGGAGGTGCCGGAGCGATGACGGGCCGCGACGCCTTGACCAGCAGCCGCCAAGCCTTTGAGGTGGTGGATGCCTTTGAGCAGGCCGTGGCGCGGTACACCGGCGCGCCCTACTGCGTGGCGGTGGATAGCGGGTGTAATGCGCTCGTCCTGGTACTCGCTACAATGCGCGACACCTATACAACGCTGTCATTGCCAGCCAAAACCTATGTTGGCGTAGCGATGGCAGTGGCGGCTGTCGGGATCACTATTGAATGGCGAGATCAAGAATGGTCTGGAGCTTATCAATTACTTCCCGCTCCTGTGTATGATTCGGCGCTCTGTTTTACTTCTGATATGTATCGAGCAGGAACATTCGTCTGCCTGTCCTTCCAAGCCTCCAAGCTGCTGCCCATAGGCCGTGGAGGGGCCATTCTCCATGATGATCCTGCGTTTGATAAATGGGCACGCCGCGCCCGCAACAATGGCCGTGCGGAAGGGGCGCTGTGCGGTAAGGAGCACGGCTTTCCTCACCTCGGCTGGAATATGTGGATGACGCCGCCGGACGCAGCGAGAGGGTTGTGGCTGCTGACCTACTATCCTGAGCATATGCCCGACCAACCCAACGATTTTGACGACATCAGCGGAGAGGAGATTTTCAAATGAACGTTCTGATTGTGGCGGCGCACCCCGACGACGAGGTGCTGATGGCGGGGGGCACCCTGGCACGGCTGGCGCAGGAAGGGCATACCATCTATCTCGCCATTCTGGGCGTGCGCCATCTGCAAACCGAGGCGAACGCCGTCGCAGCGTTGCTAGGAGCCAGCCGCCCCATGGTCACTCAGCTACCCGATCAACGCTTTGACAGCGTGGATTTGCTGGACATGACCAAACAAATTGAAACGGTCATCGTAGCGACGGCAGCCGAGGCCATCTACACCCACCACACCGCCGACCTCAATCTTGACCACGCCTTGACCGCGAGGGCTGTGCTGACGGCAACGCGCCCAAAACCGGGCTGTCCGGTCAAGGATGTCTATATGGGGGAGGTGCCATCCTGTACGGAGTGGGGGTTTAATTACCAATTCAAACCTAATGTGTTTGTAGACATTACCACCACGCTAAATACCAAGCTCAAGGCGATGACGCTCTATACAAGCGAAATGCGGCCCTTTCCACATCCACGCTCACCCGATATGCTCACGGCGAATGCTCACCATTGGGGGGCTGTGGCTGGGTGCGGCACGGCGGAAGCCTTTGAACTGGTGCGGAGCCTGCGATGAATTTGGAAGCATGGTGGAATACAAATATTAAAATTCCATTACCATGGGTTAGAACTTTGCCACCATCTTACTGGTTGGCACAAAAGATAGGTGATCCACATGGCAGTGACAAGTACAAGGACTTGCAGCCGGAGAGTTATGCCATGTTCAAAGCCATACATCAGGTGGCCTCTCCTAAATCCTTCCTCTTTGATGTCGGCTGCCAAGGGGGGCGGCATATGAAAGCCTTGCAGCGGCGTGGCTATGGGCACGTCACTGGGCTCGATGTGCGCCCTTGTCTCCATGCGCTGCAAGGCACCTTTGAGGCCGTGCTGCCGACGTTGCCAACCCACGCCTTTGATGTCGTGTTCACCTTCGGCATGACGATTGAACTGGTGCCGCCCTCGTTCCCTATCTGTCATCACATGGCGCGGATTGCGAAAAAAGCGGTGGTACTGATGGTGATCGAGAAGGGCGTCCCGTACCCGCGCCTCTATCAGCAGGAGTTTGCGCGGGAAGGCTTCACGCTCACTACATACAAGCCATGCGGAGGACACCACTTGTGGGTGTTTGAACGGCGATGAGGGACGTGCAGATCATACGCGGGGCGGTCAAAGCGATACCAACAATTCCTGTTCATACCGATACCCGTGGGCGCATTTACGATGATCTGTGGCCGCTGAATATCGCAGGCCGCTATTGCTCAAACTATGCGTGGCTCGTGGCTCACCATCTGAGACCACTCTATCCCAATGGTTGGAACGCCCATGATTCGATGATTCTAACCACCTCCCGCTATCCCTATTCTGGCCGCTGGCACCGGGACGCGCCGCCCTACGAGGAGGATACGATTGTCTTACTCTGTCTGGATGGCTGGGACGAATTGGAATGGTGCGAGGATGCCTCGGCGGTGGCGGGTACGCGGCAACGGCCTCCGCATCCGCAACGGCATACCTTCGCCAACTTGTATCCTGGCGACCTCCTGCTCCTCCCCGCCTCCACCTGGCACCGGGGCCGTTGTTCGACGAACCGCATCACCTACCACGTCAGGGTCGGTCCTAAAGGCCGCACTATGCCGGAATCGCCTCCTGACCGGCTGCCCCCCATGACGCTCAAACGGTTCGTCAAGCGCACTCTGTCCACCTTGAGCTACTATCTGCTACGGCTACCGGAGGACCATTGGCTGTGCGAGCGGTATAAATGGATCGTGCCGCGTTTTCGCTAACTTGGGGAGTAAAAGGACAGATTCGCGTTCTTTTGCTTACCGGCGCGCAGGGGCAACCGCCTGAAGATTTGCTCGACGCCGCACGGGACGCCTTCCAGAGCCCCTTAAACTTCGAGGTGCGGGTCAAACTCCATCCCGTCCACTACAACCCCACTGGGAGGCTTCTGGCGCGTCTGAGGGAAGAATTACGCCATCTGTTCCACATGGAACAGCCCTGGTGGTGGATGGTGGGGGTGTCGGCACCTGGCCGTTTTCCACCACATTGGACGTTTCTCAAGAGCCGTGGATGGAGAGATACAAGTTATATCAAGCACTTGGAGTGGGCGGATATCATTGTCTACGATACCACGACCTTGGCAACTAAGGCTACCTGTCCGGTGCTGCACTGGATTGGCCGTGAGCGCATCTGGCGGTACAACCCTGCCAAGGCGCAGGAGGTGGGCGATCCGCTACGGCTGCGGTACGAAGCCTACCGGCTGGGCCGTGGGCCTGCCATGAAACGGGGGCTCGCGGTCTGGCGGCGGCGCAACGGGGCGATTATTTTGCGCGAGTACGGGGCGATCTAAGTACGTTTCTTGGCCTTGATTTCATCGCCCACCTTCACCACCGTCCGGCAGAGCATATACAGGCCGTTCGAGGCGGCGATGACCATGGTGGCCTTGTCCGGCGGCAGCGTGCTGACAAAGATCGTATAGCCCGTCACGAGCGCATTCACCCAAAATTCAGTTGTTTTCCATCCTGGCTTCATGGTTGTCTCCTATCGAGTTGCTTCAGCCACTCAATGACCGAGCTATGCCGGTCGTCGTCCTGCTTGTTATGATCGTCCTTCCACTGTGACAGGCTGCGAATCGAGCCATTGATGGCATGGACGCCCTTAATCACCCACACCACCAAAAGAATCGTCACGCCCTGAGCAATCACCGCGAGATCAATCGTCATGTCGCGCCTCCACTCTTCGAGTCGTGCTCAAGGTGTAGATGATCCTTCTCCAGCACGACATCGTAGGAAGGACCAAGGCGTTCCGAGAGATCATCACGAATCATGGTGGCCTCGTCCGCTGTCATCAGCGGCGGCTCCCAGGTATGGCCCGTGCGAACGTCCAGCGCGGCGTCTTTGTAATGCAACGACCCCTTCATGTGCTTGCCGTCGTTGCCGCTCGTCACGACCACCGGAAACGCCTCGCCCATCACCTCGGCATACGCGGCCTGCGCCGCCTGGAGCATCCGGTCCATTTGCGGCGTGACCGTCAGCGTGATGCCAGTTTTGAGCGCCAGTCCCATTAGTTGCTGCCCGTCACCTCGGCCTGCCGCATACTCCACACATCGAGCCGTCCATCCGTGACGTTGGAGAGCGTCGTAATCAAGGGACGGATGTAAAGCAGATAGGGCGTGCGTGTCCCTTGGAGCGTGGATACGGTATAAATCCCATCCGCCACAATCGAGCCCAGCACGACATTGTTATTGATATTCGTGATGCTCATGGCGACCCAGGACGGAGAGCCCACCGCCGCTACGCCCAGGGTGCCCTGAATGCTGATGCCGTTGTTGGTTTCGGCCCCCGCATTCAACGTCAGGCCTTTCACCTGAAACGCGCAATACGCATGGCCGCCGACGAACGTGGGCGACCCTGCAATCGTCGTACTGGTCGCAATGTTGAACAGGACTTGCTGTAAGCTGTAGGTCGCTAACGTGCCCATCTCTCATCTCCTCCTATGGTTGGTTCACAAACGCTCGTGGTAACTCGGTTGGTGGCCTGATTTCGTTGCTGGGTTGCGAGGGAGGAGCTTGTTTCTTGCCAGCGATAAACGCGCCCAATGCGCCTAGCGCATGCGGCGCAAATGACCCCGTGCGGTTATTGAACAGGGACGTAATAAGCTCTTTGCCGCCCGGCAATTTCCATGCTTGCCGCATGGTGCTCACAATATCGAGCACAGGGCCACCCGCCACGGCTCCTGCCATCCCAAGAGGCCCAAGGATGGCCGGACTGATGCCGGTTAATCCAGCGATAGCCGTTCCCCCCCCAGCACCGAGCAAGCCAGCGCGGAGCACTTCCTTTGAACCCTGTCCAGCATTTCTTGGAGGACTCAATCCAGGAATGGTATTGAGGAACTTAAAAAACTCAATCGTGTCGGTCTGCTCCGCTTTCGTAAAGGCTTGCGAGAAGAATTTACCCAATCTGCCGTCCTTATCCTGTAAGGCGTTCACCACCTTGTTCGGGCTGAACTTCTCTACCGTTTGTCCCGCGTTCAAGCGAAAGGCGTTGGCGATCTCGTCATTGATTTCCTTGAGCACAGATTCGCGCTTAAAGGCGCTGCGAGCCGCCGCCAGCGCAGGCACCTGCTCCAGATCGTCGCTCAGTGATGAAAACAGCTTGCCGAGCTTGTCCGCTTTCAAGCCGCCTTCACGCGCTGCCTGAGATTGCAGTTTCCCCACATCGGCCAATACTGCCTGGAGCCGCGCAGGACTGGCATTGAATGGTGGTTTCGTTAAGGTGTCTACGCCGGTTTCCTTGAGAATGGATTGCCAGGCTTTCCGCCCAGCCGGAGTCGCATTCGCCACTTCCATTTGAATCTGTTGGAGCATCGTGCGTGTCGAACTCAATGGTACGGTGACACCAGCCTTTGTCGCGTCGCTAAATAGTTGCTTCACATCCTGGCCTTTGCTCAACGAGGCGACCTTGCTCAACGCTTCCGTATGCGCCAACGGCTGCATCGTTTCCGCCGCCTTGGACAGCGGCACAAAGGGCTTAATCGCCCGCGCCACATTGCCCGCCACTTGGCCAGCGACCGGCAAGCCGCCAGACAGCGCATAGTCCAAGCCGGTCGGCTCGCTGATGCCCAAGAGTTTATTCAGGCCCGTGCCAATGATGCCGCCCGCGCCTGCCTCTAAAGGAATAAACGGCGCATTGGCTGGCCCTGCCAGCGCGGTTGCTGCGGCTGGCAACGCAATACTGCCAGCGGTCGGCAGAATAGACGGCTTGGCAAAGTCAAAGGCTCCTCGCGCCGCCTCAATCGCCTGTGGCGGAAAGGCAGCACGGGCAGCAGTCAGGCCGCCTTGCAATGAGGAGCGCGGCGCACGGGTCGCCTTGGCTTGGTCGGTTGGTGCCGCGCCTTCCACTACCGGATCGTCTTGCCAGCCCATTATGGCTTTCTCCGTGTCGTGCCGTCAGGTGCCGTGTAGGTTTCTCCTGACTTGATTTTCGTGTAATCAAAGATAGAGATGGTCGGGTCATACGGAAACTTCACCCCTCGCGTCACCGCGCCCAGCACTTCCTTATTGTGCAACTCCACCTTGCCGCGAATCACATCTGCATAGGCGTCCAGCACAGCGGGGAGCGCGTTCGGATCGGTGCCGAGTTTGCCGAGCGATTCCATCATAATCTGCTGCTGCATTTGTGAAGGCTGCGCGTCCATCTTCTTGAGGTTGTCCATAATGTTAAAGAAGATGCGCGAGCGTAATTCCTCCGCGTTCTTAATGCCCGCAATGTTGATGGATGTACCCAAGCGGTTGTTCAAAAACTTGGCCGCTTCGAGCAGCGTTTCCCCACCCGTGCCCATAAAACCCTTCGCTTTCGGCACCAAGGCTTTCGCCGCCTCAATGTTTTTGAGCAACACGGGCGCTTGTTTCAGTTGGTCATACGTAGCCCGCGTGGACTTCATAAAGTCGCGTTGCGCTTCCTCGCTGGCAGGCAGGAAGGTATTGATATTCGTGACGGTGCCCTTCGGATGCGTGGCCGTCTTGATGGCGTAATCCCGATAGAGGGCTTGGCCTTCCGGCCCTTTCGGATCAATGTTGGCCCGCTCCATCATGGCCGTAAACTTCGCCAATTCCTCATCCTTTTCCTTCGGCGTCCCCTTGCGAACGATCTCGCCCGTGAACGGCTGCATGATGTCCTTCTCCGGGTCCACCGCCTCCAGTTTGGTCGGGGCTTGGATGGCCGTGAGGAGCGACGCAATCTGTGGGTCAAACGGCGCTCCGGCCAGCCGTGGATTCTGGAGCAGGGCCGCTGACGAAGGCGGTAAGGGCGCACCGCCGAGGCGTGCCGGTTGCGCAGGTTGCGCGGGACTGATCGGCACCGTTTGCAGCATTGACAGGGGCGCACGCAGGGGCGCGGGCAGCCCTAACTCATTCGGGGCCGTAATCTCAGAAGCGGGGAGATTGAATGGCTGCCCGAATGGAGACTCAGCCTGCGCGGGTTGCGCGGGCGTTTCACGCGAGAAGAGGTCGCCGAAGGTGGGCTGCGGCGGTTGCTGAGCCTTTTGTGCTTCGAGGGCCGCCTTAATCTTCTGTTCCTGTAAAAACGGCACCAAGGCTTCCTCTTGGCGCGTAATGAGGGCTTGTTCCTTTTTGGTATGGCCGAACATTGACCGCCGGAGTTGTGTCAGCACATCCGGCTCAGCAAAGCTGGGAATCTCGTGCTGCTGCGGCAGGAGCTTCTTGTCCGCCAGATGTTGCAGGATCGGACTGCTTTCAAAATGCGGAATCTGCTGTATTAACTGCTGGCGTTCTTCGGCTGAGAGTGGCATTAGCCCGTTCCTGTTGGTTTTGCTGGTGTAGGACTATACGCTGCCTGCACCCCAAAGCTGCTCGCCGACCCCACGCCCGTGCCGCCGCCCACGCCAAGAATGGTCTTGAGGAAGTCAATCATTTGGTTGATACTGGCTTGGGTGAGTTGCTCCGGCACCAGAAGCTTATTGAGAATGTTCTGTCCCGCAACGGGCATCGCAAACTGCGCGAACTGCGGGGCCACATGCTGCGCGGCTGATCCGGCAATATTCGCCACGGCGTTGGAATTGAGAAAGCCGCGTGCCGCCTGATTGCCGGAAAAGCGCGACAGAGCTTGCGTCACGGCTTGATTAAAGCCCGTGTCGTAGAGGTTCTGCTGCTCTTGGAACAGGCCGGAACTGGTCAGTCCTGGCAGTTGATAGCGGCTGATGGCTTCCGGCGAGAGCCGTGCCTTGAGGAAGGGATTGACAAAGTTGCCTGCCGTGTAGCTGCCGAGATTGCCGAGTTGAGCGCGAACGGCGGGCGACAGACCGCTCTCCTGGCTTTCCTGCTTCTCACTAGTTTCATACGCACCGCTGATGCCAAACAGCAACGGCGCATAGCCGAGGATGCTCCAATCTAGGAACTCAAACATGGTGTCTCCTTGCCCCAAAAGTCAAAGGTGGTGCGTTCCCCGTGCGCCGTGGGGGTGCCTCTGACACGCCCCATCGCCCCCATTCGCGCCCCCCATTCCGTCGCCGTGCGCCAGAGCCGGTTCGCCAATCCTGTGCCGCGATACTCAGGCCGCACCGTCAGCGCCCATTCTTGCATATAGGGTACATCTGGCACAAAGCGATGGGTGAGGATTTCCACCCCGCACATGCCTGCCAAGATGCCCCGATCGTCCGCCACCCAGCAGCGATGCTGCGGCTGCTGCAAATAGCTCAGCACTTTCGCCTGTACATGATCGTAATTCGGCACAAAGGCGACGGCCTTCCATGGCGTCTCCTGCTTCATGCCCAATATCAGCATCACCACCCCATGCAGATCACCCAGCGTGGCTTCACGAATCACCATCAGTTCGCCACCTCGTAGACCGTCAAGGAGGAGGTGAGGGAACCGTTAAAGAGAGCGCCAGAACCCCTGCCATTAAGTTGAAAATTATTAGTTTGAGAAGCAAAGCGAATCGCATAACTCGTGGTCGCCGTCGAAACGGTGGTGGCCTGCCAGAGAAAGGAGCCCGCGTTATTATTTGGAGTTACTCCACCATCTTGACACCAAAGACTGTAGACCGATATAGCTGAAGTTGATCCAGCGAGAAATAAAGCAGCAAACACAGACTCTTCGCCACTCTGCATAGTCCCGTTATAATCAATCCTCGCATAGACTCTATTCGTGCTTGCTTGCGGTTTAATGTTTACCAAGAGCGAATCGCCGAAGCTCGTACCTTGCGTAGAAAGAAATGGATTGTTGCTAAGAGTCACGTTCGCTGAACTCGTTGTGACTCCCGTTAAGGCCGCTGACACCATCTGCACTAACTGTCCTGAGCTTTTCGCTGTCGGGATGGAGGCGGAGGCCGCAATTAAATCCACCACGGTCTGGCTGGCCGCATTGATACGGGCTCGCACGCTGGCATGGGAGCCACGCGGAAGCCGCCCCATCTCGGTTTCTACCGCAATCAGCGCAAGGCCCAGGCCCCCTGGATGCGCTGCAATCACGGTATTCGTCACCGCCGAAATCGTATCCAGCGCGGCGGGATAACTGGTCGTGCCTTGCGTGGTCAGATTGCCCATCGTTAGTTCTGCACCTCATAGACCGCCAGGGTGGACACCAGTGAATTATTAAACAATGCTTGCCTGGCAATCCCGTTAATAGTGGCTGTGCCGCTGGAGGCACCGTAGGCGAAGCGAATGAGATAGGCGGTCGTGGCCGCCGAGACGGTCGTGGCCTGCCACAGGAAGCTGCCCGCATTGACCGCAGTACTTGAACCCACAGCACACGCAGTAATCGCGGACGTGGAGCCGGCGAGAAACAGTCCCGCCACAACGGTGGCCGTGCCAGCCGCCTGAAAGGTGAGCAGCGCGTAGACATCGTTCAGCACCGACGTGGGCTTGATATTGACCAGCAGCGAGTCGCCGAAGCTCGTGCCCATGGTGGAGGCAAAGGGATTGTTGGCGATGGAAATGGTGGCAAACGGCCCCGTGGTCGTGACGCCCGTAATCGAGGCGGCGAGATATTGCACCAAGTCGCCGCTGCGCTTGTTCGTGATCGTGGCGGAGGCTGCCGTGAGATCGGTAATGCTCGTATCCAGCGTATCGAGCCGCGTCTTGACATCCGTATAGGCCCCTGCCGGGTCGGTGCCGAGTTCCGTTTCCACCGCAATGACCGCGTTCGCAGGGCCGTTGTAATTGGGCGAGACAATCTCGCTGCCGCTGCTGCCATCCGTCAGCGTGGTCGCCGTGTCCAGCGTGGTCGGGTAATCGCTCGTGCCCGTTGTAATAATGTCGGCCATACGTGCTCCTAACTGACCGGGATCGTCCGTCTGACCTGGACCTGGGGTAATATATTATTCAGCACAAAGTTCCCGTTCGTGTGGCGAATCTGCACCTGAATCGCGTCCCCGAACATGGCCTCCGTGCTTTGTGACGCCACGTCGGTTTGCCCGATGCTCTGCCCCACCGTCGCCCCATAGGTAAAGCCGCCGTTATACGTCACGCTCGTCCCATAGCGGTTCGTAGTAAAGGCCGTGCCGTCAATCTTGGTAATCGTCAGCAAGTCCACCGCATTGCCGTGCAAATCCTTGAGCGTCACCGTCGCGTTTTCAATGCTCCCGCTCGCGTCAAAGCGCACCAACGGCATCCACTTGTCGTAGGACGGCGCGCCAAAGTCGTGATAGGTGGTGCGAAAGTCCGCTTCCACATCCTGTGATACGCTGCCGATGCGGTCGGTAAACACCCCGGACGGATTGAGCGTATAGACATACAGCCCCACCGTGGTATCCCCTTCGCAGCCCCGTAGGGCATCGGCATCGCTGCCAGATGATTCCACCCACACTTCAGAGAGCGATTGCCCCGTGTGCGGCCCCGACCAGGACAGCTTCGCCAAATCCGCCAGCGCGGGGACCGCTTGCAGTTGGCGCACATCCAGCCAGTATTGCACGGTGCTGTAGCCGTTGCTCCCGACCGGCAGATAGAGCTTGAGCTTGCGGTCGTGATAGCGCATCCGCACCTGCCCCAACTGGCTCCGGTTAACATCGTTCGTGCCGTCAATGTCCGTGCGGTTGGAAAACAGCTTATCGGCGATCAGCTTCGGCACGGACGAGTCAAACGACAGCCACGCCACGTTTGCGTCCTGCGTAAACCAAAACGTCCCCACCCCCGGCACCGTCACCAAGGAAAACGGGGAGCGCGTGCCCATGCGCGGCGACAGCAGCACCAATGCAGCGTCCCACGTCAACGGCGGCGTGGCGGCGGCCACATTATCGCCAAAATCGTTTCCCACCAGCGCCGTCAGCGAGGATTCCTGAAAAATCAGGAGTTGCGCCTGCGGGTTGTTGTAATTCCCTGTCAGCGAGTGCAAATGCAGCGCCGTGGGCGGCCCCGTGCCCCCGCTGGGCCGATACACGGCCCAGGTCGAGCTATTCGGCGACCACACGGCGTCCGTGCGTGGATTGGTACTCCACACGCCATCGCCCTGAATCGCAAAGAGGCGATCCAGAAACGGCACGGCCATCGTGGGCGAGGAGGGAATGTTTACCCCTGTCACCGTGGCAAACGCCTGCCCTGCCGAAATGGAACAAAGCGTGTTGGACTTATTACATAGATACGTCGTGTCCGTAATGCTCCAGTTCGCAAAGTGCGTGTCCTGGTCGGAGGTCAAGGTAAACGTGACGGTGCCCAAGGCTCCTGCATCGCTCACCGTCATGACCTTAGTGGAAAAGGCGACGAGGCGAAAGGCGGAGGCGGTCTGCGGATAGACTCGTGTGCCCCCGCGCCCGCGAAAGGCCCCCTGGCTCACCGTGGTCAAGGCCGACGAGCCGGTGCGCTTGCGCGTGCCCCCATCGTAGAAGCAGTTGCCAATCCTCTCCGCTTCGCCTGGCTTCAAATCCTCAAGCGAATCGCGCAGGTTCACCCCAAACACGGGATCACGGTACTGCGCGATCTTGTCAGGCAGGCGGTTGCGGAGCATTAGTTTTGCACCTCCGCGACGGTCAGCGCGGATACCACGCTATTGCCAAACTTGCCCGCGCCCCCCTCGCCATTCAGCGTCGTCGTGCCCGCGCCTGGCCCTCCCACATTCAGCGCATAGGTGGTGCTGGCCGCGCTCACCGTCGTGGCCTGCCAGAGAAACGTGACGGGTTGCATGATGCCCGCTGCCGCCGCCTGATTCTTGCAGCCCGTCACGGCGGAGGACGACCCCGCGACGAACAAGCCCACCAAGACCTGGGTACTGCCGCTATTGGCCCCAATGAGGTTGCCCCACACATAGACCTGATTCAGCGCGGAGGTGGGCTTCATGGTGACGCTCAACCCTAACCGGCCCCCTTCCGCCGCCAGAATCGGCGTATTGTCGTCGGGAATGATGCCGTTCGTCGTCGTAAAGCCCGTCACCTGTGTCGTCACCATCTGCACCAGCGCCCCGCTCAAATACGGCAATTCCGACGCCGGTACCTTGCCATCGCTGCCCAAACTAGCCGCGCCCAAGGCCACCCCCACATAATTCATGAGCGTGCGGTAGAACGGCTCGCTTCTCATCGGTGCCGCTCCACCTGCCCATACGTGGGATTCGCCGCCCCATACTTCAGCTTCATCGCCTCCCACTTCTGCATCTCAATCGGGTAGCGATCATCGTCAAACAGCAGCATCGTCTGCACCTTAATGCCCTGCTTCACCAACGACACGCGCTGCTTGAGCCACGCGAGAAACCGCGCCCCCACTTCGTCCATCATCGTGAGATTCGGCGTATAGCTCATGAGGATGGGATAGATTTTATCCGGTGGGGGCTCCACCGTCAGCGTGCCCCCGATCAGCCGATACACCGACGGGCGGTACTTGCGCACCACTGGGAGCGTGTCCCCATAGCGCGTCAGCGTCCACGACCACTGGGCAATGAGATAGTCCGTAGTGCTGTCCGGCGTGGTGGCCCAGGCGTGCGTCAGCGACACAATCTTGGTCGCGTTCGTGTTGTCCGTGATTTGGTTGTACTGGCCGGAGCCAGTGCCCGCCAGCAGAAAGAGGTAATCGCCGATGTAGGTGTCGTCAGCGGCGCTATCCGCCGCGTCCAGCGTGAGCGCCTGCGTATTGCCGGTCTGCGCCCGCCCCCGCCAGCCGTCCCCGCCATCAAAGACCGTCAGCGTGCCTTCATGGTCAAAGTCAGGCGGCAGGGCAAATGCGCTGGTGCCCGTCGTCACCAGCACCACCGTTTCCGTCACTAAAAATAAATCTACCCTAGACGCATCCCACAATTCTGTTTTGACATCTTGAAACCCACGCGCCTGCATATTCGACACTTGGCCAAACGAAACATTCAAAATGCCCGCGCTGATCATCGCTGCACTAATCGTGGATGTAACTGTTGGGGTGCTTGGAATCGCCACTTGACTATGATCTCAAAAAATGATACATATCATATATGGCTAAATGCATTGATATGACTTCATTGAGTGATAGAAATCGCACTTCATGTCGAGCATATTATTACAAGAATCGTCAACGTATAATAGAAACCGCACGAGAACGGTATGCCAAACTAACAGTCCGAGAAAAACTAGCCCATAATAATCGGCGTAAAGAACTAGAGGCAATCCGTTGGAAAAATCCGACCTATAGGAAACGATGGCGGGAATATAGGAAGAAGTACGCTCAGGAACATCGCGAGAAATTACGATTATATAGTATTGCAGGCAGACAACGATTAAAGAAACTTGTTTTCGATGCTTATGGAGGGCCATCGTGTCGATGCTGCGGAGAATCATGCTTGGCATTCCTCGCCATCGATCACATCAACGGAGGTGGACGTAAGCATCAAATCGAGTTAGGATCACGCGCCAGATTATATACATGGCTCAAGATGAACAAATTCCCTAAAGGTTTCCAAGTTCTCTGCCACAACTGCAATCACGCCAAGCACTTCTATAAAATCTGTCCTCATCAAGCTATGAAACATGACGGAGAGATAAGCCCTCCGCCACGTCATAGCCGACCTTAGAAGTCAGAGCCCGCGCCGATTTCCTGGAATCCCAGGTTGCTTTCGAGTTTCCGCCCTTCGCGCCGTGAGCCGTCTCCAAACGTGCGCCGAGGGGTGTACTCCACGTCCATGCCAAGCCAGAACAGCGGCAGACTCGCAATGGCCCAATTCGTGGACACCACCTGGATCGTCAGATGCAGCATCTCCGTGTTGTCCAGCATCGTTTGATTGGCCGCCAACCCCGTGGCCATCGGCGCAATCGCCCCACGGCCCGTGAGGTTATAGTCCAGGCCAGTCTGCGCCGTGGACCCTGAATTGGTGCTGGCCGGTATCTGCGTCTGAATGGCCGAGGTCGGACTGACCGCTCTCAGCGAACTGGCGGAACTGAGCGTGGCGTAATACTGGTTGAACGACACAGTGGGTGTCGTGCCTCCCACCTGCGCCGTCCAGTGGTAGCGAAAGTAGATGGGCCAGTTCTTGTCCATGCAGGACGGTACGCGCCACAGATGGTCAATCTGGGTCGTGGTGGCCGCCAACCGAATCCCGCCCACCCTGGAACTCGGCAATTGACTGAAGCTAGGGGAGCCGACGCTCCACCCGACAGACAGCGTGCCGGGGGCAAAGATCGCCGTCTGGCTCGCCACGTTCTTGACCACATCCCAGGCTGAAATCCACTCCTTCGCAAGGAGGTTGTCAATCTGATAGTCTCGCAGCGTGTACGGTCCTGGTGTCGCCATGCCTTAGTCCCTCCTTCCAGGAGCGGTTAGCGATAGCACAGGCCGTAGTAGGTCTGGCCACTCCCATTGTTGATAATCGTGTTGGTGCCGATCAGCAGCCCAATCACCGTGGACGTCGTCCCGACATTCGCCGTCGCATCGCCGGACCCGTCCAGAATGTCCAGCACGCCGCCGGTCGTAATCAACTGCTCCGTGGGACTGACCGTGTTAAAGGCCACGCCAAAGCCCAGCCCACGCGTCCATTCCCACGAAATGGTGGTGGCCTTAAAGCTCACATGCGTCGGGACAAACCCAATCGCCAGCGGCAACGTGGCCCCCGACCCCACATAGTTAAACGGCACGGGCGAATTGGCGATGGTGAGTGTGGCAAACCCTGTTCCGTTCGGCATTTACTTGCCCTCCTTAATCAGGTCCAGTTCGTAGTTGGGGAGCGTGTCGTACTTGACGTACCCGGAGCCGCCCCGCCCGTTCGGATTGGCGCGTGGCGCACGCTCGGCCTTTTCCATATCCGGCACAACAGACCGGCTCTGCGCGTCCACAAACACCTGGTACACTTCTCTCGGCACGCGGTTGCGCTTGCCGAACTCCACTTCAAAGTCGTGCCCGTTGATCGTCACGGTTTGCACGGGCGTCCCTTTCCCTGGAATCGGCACGCCCAGGTAACTGCGGCCTAGAAAGAACTCCACCATGTTGTCCGCATCCATGCTGGGCTTGGGATGCACTTTCATTGGGTTACTGCCCATATTTATTTCCTCCTCGGCGATAGCCTTTGTATTCGGTGTAGAGATCGTCCCTCTGTTTCATCGCCTCGCGGTCGTAGGCGATTTCGATGTGCGGGGAATGAATCTTGGTGCCCGCCCGATGGCTCGGCAGACCATTTCCTAACTGCTCCGCAAAGCGCTCTGCCTCCGCCTTCTCACGGCCACGGAGAATGGGGTGCCCGTCTTGCAGCACCATCCATTTCTCCGGCAATTGCCGCCCTGAATATTCAGTGATCGCCATGGCCTACAGCGATACCGCACACTCGATCCGGCCACCCCACGACTGGTTCGTGATGAGCCGTGCGCTGGTCGTAATCCATCCTGCCGTACCCACCTGGTTCAACGGATCAGCCGTGCCCGCGCTGCCCCTCGGCTTCATGATCGTACCCGTGGATTCCCCGTCCAGCGGGACTTCCGTAAAGAACTCCTCGCCGAACGTCAACACGGTATGCACGTCCACCGTGCCAGCGGTGTTCGTGACCAGTGTGGACGAGGCCCCGCCGCTCGCAAAGATTTTCGCCCCCGCGCTCAGACTGTCCGCGTCCGGTGCCAAAAAGAACACCAGGTTCTTGTACCGGCCCACTTCATCGTCAAAGGTCATGCCTGACTTGGAGGCCCCATAGGTGCCGTAGGGCTGCCAGTTGCTCACGTTCTGAATGTCGTTGTAGATGCGCGGCGAGATGATGGACGGATACCCTGCCATCGCGGGGCGCGTGCCTTGCCCCGCCATCGCCGCGCTGCCCTTCATCATCATCCGCGCTCCACTTTCAATGAGCCCGCGAATGTGCCGGTCCAGGTCGTTCCCGTCAATGATCGTATTCAGTCCCGCTCGCGTGGTGCCGTTGGAATAGGTGATGTTACTGGTGCCAGCCACCGCCACGTCGCGGTTCACAGAATCCATGGTGTAGCCAGCCTGCTTGCCGAGCTTTTCCACCGCCACGTTCAGCACTTCGTCCTGCACCGTCTTTTCGGCAAAGTCCGTCACGGCTACAAAATCGCCGTTCTGTTGGAGCACCGCCGAGAAGTCGGTGTTCACGAGGCTCTTGCCGGCCGGCGGCTCGCCTTCCGTCAAGGCCCCCAGCGCCTGGGCAAAGTACGCATACCGGCGCAGAATGATGGTCTGGCCGCTGCGCTTGCTCAACCCGCGCTTGGAGGACCAGCGCGAGTGAAACAGGTAATACTCGCTGTTCATCAGCAGCAGGCGGTCGTAGTACGACTGGGTGGGATCAATCCCACTGGTCGTGGTGTTGAAATTCGAGGCTTGCATGGTCGGCATGTGGTAACTCTCCTATCGACCGACGCCCATGGCTTTCCGACGCGATGCGAACTCGTCGTTCGACATCGTGGACCAGTCTGGGGCCGGAGATGCGTTGGTGTTTGCGGCACCACTGCCAGCGGCCGCCGCCCCCTTGAGTGCCTGATTGAGATTCTGCGTGGCGGTCGCGGCGGCGGCGGCGTCGCTTGTCGTCAGCTTGCTGCTCCGCAGCAGCGCAATCGCCGTCGCGGAGGCACGGGTAAATTCGTCATCCGGCTTACCCGCCGCAATCATTTGGTTGTAGATCGCCACGGCATCGTTGAACACGGGCTTGCCTTCCTGAAGGTCGCCCGCGTACTTGTTGAAGATCGGCGCGACCTCAGACCGGAGGCGCTCATAGGCGCTCGTATGCGATGTTTTGGTGGCGAACTGGCTGAATTCCACTTCCCGCAATTTGGCGTCGATCAACGTCACCTGATGCGCCGCCTCCTTCGCCGCTTGCGTATTGCCGCTCGCCGCCGCGTCAAATGCTTCACTCAGACGCTGTTCCTTTAAGGACTCCCAATGCTGTTTCGTATAGCCCGCAAAGGGGTCCGTGGCGGCTGGTGTGACGGGTCGTTTTTCAAGTTCCGCAATGCGCTGGGCCATGCGCGTGCCTTCTGCCGCTTCGCGCAGATAGGCTTCCTCCAGAATCTCCGGTGCTTTGTACTTATTGGCCCACAACTTCTCTGGCGCGGGCGCGGTTGCCGCTTCAGCAGCGGGCGCGGCGGGCGTCTCTAACGGGAGCGCGGTCTGTGCGGGGACGGCCTGGGGCGCGGGTTGTCCGGCATCTGCCGCCGGAGCCGCTGGCAGGGTTGCGTCGTCTGGCATATCAAACCTCCTTGGTGAATAAAAAAAGGGCCGCCAAGTTGTTACACTTAGCGGCCCTCACGGGGACACTCGACTGTAAAAACGGGTCTAGCGGATTGCTAGGCCAAAGCCCTCATAGGTGCGTCCGTCAAACGTGCGGCTGACCGACGCCGCCGTGGTAATGACAAAGGTTTCCTTCTGGTCGGTGCGGAATTTGGTCTTGCATCGGCATTGCACCACCACAAAGGAGTCGCCCGTCAACCACGCATCCACATGCCGCTGCCGACATGTCGGACAGCGCACTTGTAACATAGTGAAATTATGGTTGTCAAGCAGATTCATCTGGCAGCCTTCTGCTTAATCAATCCAAGCCAAACATGATATGGTTTAGACCCCTTACTAGTATTGCAAGATCGGCAGCAAATTAGTATATTGCCAACCGTATGAGTACCACCTAGAACCAATGGTTCTTTATGATCCAAACACCTATTTTTGTCTGTTAATAGACGCCCACAGTATGGACATTCAAGAGTCGTTTCAATGAAATTTGAGATTACTTGCTTTGTCACCGAGCCGTCATCTGTTGACGACTTCTGGCATCTATACCGATGCCATCGAGCTATCCTTTCTGCCTTGTTTTTAGCGTACCAAATTCTATCTCTGAGTCGTGCCCGTTCTTTATTAGTATGTCGCCATTTTCTGTTCAAAGCGTTTACTTCGTCTATATTTATTTTAAACAATTCTCTCCTTCTTGCAAGAAGGCACTCCCGATTCTTCCTTTTCCAAATTGCCTGATAAGTGCGCTGGTAATCTCTTGTTTTATCTCTATTCTCACGACCCCATTTAGCCTGATAAGCGCGTACCTTTTCTATATTATTTTTTCTCCATTCGCGCATATAGAGTTTATGCGCCTCTCTTTCTTTATCGGTCATGAACGATTTACACCATCAGGATTTGCAGTCTGCCCCTGGCCCGCCCCCACCACCTTGGCCAGCGCCTCGTTAGGCGGCTGCATCCCTTGCTTGGCAATCGCGGCCTTGATCGTGTCCTTGTACGGCGCGTCGCTGCTCTCGATAATGACATCCGGCGGCACCGGGATACCTATCGCCGCCATCTGCGTCAGTTGGGAAAAGATGGCGGACCGCGCCGACGGCGCATGGTCCTGGAACTCCACCACCACGTCAAAGTCCACATCCTTGATGCGCTTGAGCTTCTCATAGACCACCATAGGGTCTTGCTTCACCTGCTCAAGCCCCAACAGCCCCATCTGCTGTTCCATGCGCTGCTCGTCCCCGATGATCCGGTTCATCTTCGCCACGCTGTAGAACTGCTGGATGCGCCGGATCAGCAGGTCACCAAAATACTTTTGCGAGGCTTGCCAGTTCATCAGCAGCGACGCCACGCCGACCAAGCCGCCCGATTGCCGCGACTGAATGGCCCGCCCACTCACCGTCTTTTGCGTGGTCTGACCCAACAGTTCCGCATTAATGCCGGTGATCCGCATAATGGCTTCCAGCATCGTGTTCACCATCACCAAATCTTCCTGCGCGATAGGAGGCGGGGGAATGTAGTCTGGAATCTTCGCTGCGTATTCCCCGACAAACCCCGCCTTCGCCACCTTGACCGCCAGTTTGTTGATGTCGGTATGCTCCCCTTTCAGCACCCAGAGCATCCCCTTGGGGCCGCGCACCAACTTGTCCTGCGCGGTCGAGAGATACCAATTCACGTTGCGCTGCGGGTCTTTGATGTCCCGCCACACACCCTTGATACTGAGAAAGTCATCGGTGTCCTGATAGGGCACGAAATAGACGAACGGACTGCGCCAATCAGGAATCACGTCGCCAGTCGCCGCGTCCACCGTCCCGTAGGGCGACTTCTGATCGTCCAATTCCTCCCACGCGACGTTATGCGACATCCGCATCGTGGTCGTTGGGCGCGTCACAATCTCAAAGTCCTTGGTCGCCGCCGCGCCCACTTGCGCCTTGAGATTATCCAGCACTTGCACGGCCTCGTCCGGCGTGGCAAAGGTCTGGATTTGGCCGGACGGCGCAATCAAGGCGGTTTGGGAGTCGGCGGTCTGGATGGAGAAGTTGGCGGCAGCCGCTTGTCCCGCTGTGTCGTAGATCGCTTGCAGCTTGGCCTCCGCTTCCTTTTCGCTCCCCATGCGCTCATATTCCTGCGTCTGATGATTCGCCAGTAAGACGACCTCCACGGGCTTGCGATAGAAGTACCGCACAATCCGTACCTGCTGCGTCTCTTTGTTGTAAAACACCTGGCGCACCTGCATCGGCACGCCGGTCTGTGCATCCGTCCCAGCCAGCCACTCCGTCCCAAAGGTCGGCGTGAGGATGCCCTTGTGGTTCGGCCATTTACGATGGGCCTCGTCCAGCGACATCCAATACATCATGTAGAAGAAGTCGCTGTCGTTGCGGTCGTAGCGGCGCGCAAACGGCGAATAGCCAAAGCTGTTTTCGGAGAGCACTTGAAAATCAATCTCGCCCTCTACGAGATCGTCGGTGTAATCGAAATTGAGGCAGGTATAGAGCGCGGAATGCCCCCCAATCGCGCCCTTTCGGAAATGCCGGTGCAGTTGCGCGTCCCCTTCGCCCACGTCCATGGCATAGCGCCCCAAGGCCGTCGAGAGCCGCCCGATCTGCTCGTCCTCGGTGCCGCGTGGGAAATAGCGCAGGTCTTTACGCCGCTCACTCTCATAGCCCGCGAGAAAGTTGATGACCGCGCCGCCGACGTTAAACGATTCCACAGGGCGCTTGTCTTTATTGAGGGCTGCCACATCCTCATCTTTCCACTGCGCCGTGCCGCCGCGATTAAACTTGAAATCCTCGTCGATTTCGAGGCGCAGGGGCGCGGAGGTGTTGAGAAAGTTGAGCACGTTGCCGCGAAACGTCTGGTGATTGGCGTTCGCGGAGACTTGCTGCGCCTTGGTGCGCGTGCCTGTTTTGACGCGGCCCATGTCCTACACCCCCATCCAACTGCCCGCGCCGACCGGCTCCTGGGCCAGCGGGTTATAGGTTTTCCGATTGCGCCGCCACTGCTCAATCGGCGTCAGCAACTCCTCAATGACGATCACCGGCTGCTGGGGGCGCGTGAGCAAGAAGTAACTCAGGGCGTCCATGTGGTGGTCCTGGTGATCCATCGGCATATCCGGCTCGTTGCGCTGCACCAGGCCGCGTCCCTTCTTCCAGCGATAGCCCAGCATTTCGTTGATGAAGTGCGTACAGGACGCGGCGGCAAACAGGCGCGGCGACCCGGATTGTCCCGTGATCGGGTGCGTGCGGTTGGGGTCAATGGCGAGATGTTCGAGGACGCGGTTGATGCCCGCCCGCTTGTCCTTTTGTCCAGGAATCGGATAGATGCCGTTCGTTTGATACTCGTCCGCGATGGAATAGACGTGCGGGCCGTTCACCTGGTCTTTGGCCCAACAATGGGCGTCCAGGTAAGTGACAACGATAGGCACCTGTAAGGCGGCACGCTTCGCCTTAATGATTTGAGCGTGGTATGCAACAGACTTTCCGCCTCCTTCGTAATGCTCGTCGAGGAGAAATACATTGCCCGATTCATCGACAGCGTACCAACCCACTGCCGTTGGGTTTTGAATACCGTGGTCGATGGTTTCGTACACTTTCCAGTGCGGCTTGAGCGTGATGTGTTCAAGGACATGCGTGTCAACCGCGAACGTCGGGTAGATGCGTCCTTCAAAGACATCCCAACTCCCTTCTAAGTAGCGTTTAACCGCCTCCGGCGGAAAAATGGCTTCCATCGCCTTGATGTATTCATCCTGCACAAAGCCCGCCGCACGCCCGTCATACGTCGTCGCCATGTAGAGTTGATACGTGTCCTTTTTCTCCGGCGAGTCAGGGTGAAAATAGCGCCACAGCCAATGGGAGCGCCCTTCGGGATTGAACGTCGCCAAGCCATAAGTGGGAGCATAAATGATATTGCCATCCGTATCCTTGATCGGCTCCCCATCGGGCTTGAGCATGGGAGTCTGCTTGCGGAGCCGCCCCACCAGCGCGTTCCAGCGTTGCTCCTCCACTTCCTCCGCCTGGTCGATCCAGAACCAGCCCAGGTTCGGCCCCACCAAGTCCTCTTTAAGATCGCCATAGAGGATTTCGCTCCCGCCGTACTGCGGCGCAAATTTAATAAACCCTTGTTGATCGTTCCGTTTGCCTCCGTTCTTCGGGTCGATCATTTGCGGTGGGCAGATACGGAAAAATTCAGTCATTGTGGACTGCCTTAATTCTTTGCCGTCCCACCTCCCAATGAACCCTCGATTATTTGGAATGAGATATGAATAGAGAATGGCATCCACGCACCCCGCCGTGGTCTTGCCGTTCGCATAGCCCCCACCATAGGCGCGAAAGCGGTATTCATGGTCGCCCATGAACGCCGTTTGCGTCGGCAACTTGGTGAGATCGAGCGACCCTTGGCCGATCTCCAAGTGCTGGAGCGTGTCTTTGGGGACCTTCAGGTCATGGGGTCACGCTCACGGCGTTGGCTCCTTCGTGTGTTTGGCGGCATACACCGACCGCCGAATGGGTGATTTCAGTATCTCATCCATCTCCGCCACCTTCTTTTCCAGCGCCGCAATCCGCTCTTCCTTCACGAGCAAATCCCGTTCATGAATGCGAATCGTTTGGATGATTTCGCCTTGGTTCATGTGACCTCCTTCACGGCGGCGGCCACGGTCTGCGCCAACCGCAGGATGTCGGGCTCCGTCCACCGAGCGGAGACTTGGAGCGCCACACTGCGCCGCAAAAGATCGCCGCTGATGGTCAACGTGTTGGCCTGCTGGCCGAGCAGATGGCCCCACTCGCCCGCATAATGCCAATTCAGCGCATCCGGCAGGTTTTTGAGCGCGATGTGGTCCTGTTCAAAGAGCCGTCGTGCCACCTGCTGCGCCTGCGGCTCGGTCTCCAAGAAAAAGACGACCGCATCGCCAAGGTCCCCGGACTCGTCAGGCACCGTGCGAAAGCGCAGCGATGGAAGGGCCTGCCGCAGCGCCGCTTTGAGCGCCGCCTTGTGCGCCCGATGCACCTTCAGGCTCGCCTCCACTTTGCGGAGTTGCGCTAGCCCCACCGCCGCTTGAAACGCCCCCAGACGAAAGTTAAAGCCGGGGCGCGTATGGGTGTCCTGTCCACGGGACGGCGCGGCGGGGTTGCTGTCGTGGCCGTGGTCTGCATAGGCGCGTGCGCGATGCAACACCGCCGGATCGCGGGCGACTACCATCCCCCCTTCCCCTGTCGTGAGCAACTTACTGTAGGAAAAGCTGAAGCAACCCACGTCGCCCAGCGTGCCGAGCGTCCGCCCACGCCAGGTGCCGGAGAAGGCTTGCGCCGTATCTTCCAACACGAATAGACGATAGTATTGCGCGATAGCCATAATCTCACTCATCCGCGCCGCTACGCCTAACATATGCACCGGCAGAATCACCTTCGTCTTGTCGGTGATCTTCTTCCTGAGGTCCAGCGGGTCCATGTTCAACGTGTCGTCAATGTCCGCAATGATCGGCGTGGCCCCACACTCCACAATGGCCTCGACCGTCGCGACAAACGTATGGGCCTGCGTGATGACCTCATCGCCGCGCCTCACGCCCAAGGCGGTGAGCCCGACCTTGAGCGCCGCCGAGCCGGAGGAGACCGACACCGCCTCCTCCATCCCAAGGTGCGCCGCCACCGCCTGCTCAAACTCGCGCACCTTGGCCTTGTTCGTAAAGAGGTGCCCTTGGGGGGCCAATTCAAACACATCCATCACGGCCCGCCGCTCCTCCATGCCAATCAATTCCCATCCTGGCAT